GTAGCATTTCTTGCAACACTATCTTCTAAGGTTTGAAATACAGGTGCAACATTGTCTATGAGTTTCAGGAATTCTTTGCCATTTTCACCTATAACTGAAACTCTTTCTTGTATTGCAGGAATGTTTGACAATACATTTGAACCACCACCGCCACCGCCGGCTCCACCGCCACCGCCTGGTGTTGGCGTTGTTGGCATTGTTGGTGCAAGTTTGACACCTAACGCTGCATTGTAGGCATTCAAAGCTGCAAGGGCATCACGCCAAGATTGTGCTGCCTGATTGCCAGGTGTTGGCCACAAATCCGATGGAGTTACACCCTCGGAAATCTTCTTTGCGTAGTCTGCAACTTCTTTGTTAGTCAGGCCCCACTTATCCATCAAAGCATTGACTTCGCTCTGATCTAGTTTGCCATCGTTGATGTATTTGAAAAAGTCAAGATACATCTCTGCTTGTTGCTTGGTGATTCCCCATTGCTTTGCAAGAAGGTCAATTTCTTCTGTTGAAAGTTTTGCATCATTGACTGCAAAGACGGCGGTTGTGTAAGCAACAACGGCTTCTGCGCTGATTCCCCATTTGCCAGCAAGAAGGATGACTTCTTGATCAGAAATAACTTGATCGGCAACGACTCCAAGCAAATCAACATATCGCTCAACTGCTTGATTCGCCTTCATTTGAGCATTCATGTTTTCAATGATTGCTGCAAGTCGGCGTTGCTCTTCTAGGTTGTTTTGTTTCAAAAGATTCAGGCGTGCTGCTTCAAGCTGAATTGGGTCTTTTTCAGTTGTCGGAACGACACCCAATTTTGCTAAAGCCGCAAGAGTTGCCTTTGATTTTGCAAGCAATTTATCTGCTGCAATTTGCTCTTTTGTCTTTCTGATTCCATTTCCTAAGTCAACATTGAGACCTTTGAGATTTTTGAGGAATCCTTCTGTCTTATCGTTTAACCCATCAAATGAGAATTCTAAATCTTCGCCGCTTTGCTCGAGACCATCCATCGAATTGTTTGCGGTTTTGACTGCTAAATAAAGTCCGCCAAGTGTTGCGGCAAAGGCTGCAACTCCGGCTGCTGCTGCTGCGACTGAAAGACCGCCTGTTGCTGCTGCCTGCGCACCTGCCGCGCCAATCGCCACTCCTCTGAGTGTCCTATATGCCGCAATGAGTCCTTGTATTGCCGTGACGAATGCGATCACTTTACCTGCAACAAATGTTGCGGCTAAAACTGCACCAAGTGTGATGAATACATTCTTATGCTTTGCGACAAATTGGAAAACTTTGAAAATTACATAACCAAAACCAACAACAGCTTTGATTGCTGTTTGGAAGGCTGCAACAAGTTTATTGCCATTCTCATCAAGGAATTGCTGAACGGCTGGAATGACTTTTGTTGTTAAAGTTGTGAATAATTGTTCAAGGGTAGGCAGAAGGGCTGCGCCTAGTGTTTCCTTTGCTTCATCCAAAGCAATGGTCAGGCGAGTCATTCTGAATTCAAAAGTATTTGCTCGCGCTGCTGCTGCTCCTGCAAATGTTTTTGCTGTTACCTGCAAGACGGCATTGAGGTCTTTAGATTTCGCCATTGCATCTGTAATTGGAACGCCCAAATTACGGAGAGCCTTATAGTTGCCTTGCAATGCCTTTGTGACGGCACTTGTTGCTGATCCTAAATCAACGCTGCCACCGGCTGAAACATCAAGTGCAAGACCAAGAAGTTTTTGTGCATCCGTAATTGAGCCGGTTACGCTGGCGAGTTTTCCTAGAGCCGGACGAAGTTCATCATCAACTACACCAAAAGTTCTCTGCATCTGATCGATGTAGGCTTCTGTGGCTGCAATCGCTGCATCGGTTGCCCCTGTTGTATTACGCAAAGAGTTGGCAAGAAGTGCCTGTGATTTTTCATCTGCAATTGCAGCTTTGACGGAATCAATTCCAAGTTTAACCGCAAAAGCACCAACTGCTACGGCTGCAACTGCAAATGCTTTTGCAATCTTCTTTCCTGCATTAGCAAATTTGTTCTCAAGACCTTTGAGGTCTTTGACGGCTTGCTTTGAACCTTTGTCATTATAGACGGTGATTATGCGCTCGACAATTGCCACGATTTACACCTCTCTCTGATTGACAATGGAATCAACTCGTTGCTGTGCTTTTGATGATGCTTTATCAACTGCTTCACGAATTGCATTCAATGCTTTGTATCTGTTGTTATCAACTGCGCGAATAAGTGCGCGACCTTTATCTTTACCTTCACCACGAGCAGTTGGCAATACGCCATGCTCTCTTTGAATCACGCCAATAAAATGTTGGGAAGCCTGTGGATTCCGTGAACGGCTTGTTCTGCTTCGTGAGCGAGATGCCGCACTTCCTCGACCTGCCGTTTCAAAGATTGCTCCACCTGGGTCGCGTTGAACAACTCCATAAGTGTTGCTGAATCCTGTGCCGTTCTTTTTAGAAGTCGCGGCAGTTTGCTTGATTCCTGACTTTGCTCGTTCGGCATCATAGGCAATAAATCCACGAGTTTGATCTTGAGCTAGTGGGCCGATTCCATTGAATCTTTTGAATCCACCTTTTTGCCATCCTGAAGGATGAATTTCACCATTGCTTGGAAGATAACCTTTTGCCTCAACCACAATCGGTGCAAGAATGCCTCGAACTTCTTTGTTCAATTCTCTTTTGAGGTCAGGCGCGAAGCGTTCAAGAGCGATGATGTTTTCGGTCAAGCCTTGCATCACAACTTTGTAATTGATTTCCGCCATTACTTGCTTCGCGCCTTCGCTCGTTCTTTCATGTATATGACTATTGCTTCAAGTATGCCATCGGGAGCATCAAGCAAATCAATTGGAGATATGCCTGTCTCCACAGAAACTGCTGCTATTGAATAGGTCAGGCTGTCTCTGTGGATTCGAAATTTGGGTCTGTGTCCAAAGATACAGATTCAAGTGTATCCAGGAAATCAGGCCCAAATGGCTTCACAATTTTTCCGTTTGATCTAAGCGCGAGCCAACTCAAATAGTAGATATGCTCTAGCTTTTGTTCTTCGCCGATAAGTTTAGCCAGTCCTTTTCCATACTTTTGTTCAAAGTCAACGATGATTCTTGGGCGCAACGGAAAAGTTGCATCTGTACCATCGTTTGTTTTTACCTTTATGAATAATCCATCCATTTTATTTCCCCCTTAGTTTTTTATGTTGTTGTCTTTGAAATTGCGCCGCTAATAGGCCACGACACACTTGCAGTTGCTAACTCGCCAACAGCACCGTTCAACGGAGTCCATTCTGACACAACCGCAGAAAAACTGTATTGCGGATTGAGGACAGTTGTTGTTCCATTGACAGGCTTGACTGCAATTGTAACTGCTGTTCCAAGCGTTGGATAAATTGTTTGCTCCACACTTGAAGTTGCATAATCCTGATGAAATTCAAGAGTGACTGAGTTATCTGCAAGACCTGCAACACGAGTCTTTGAAGTTTGTCCGAACGCAGTGGTCTCAACGATGTCATAAGTCGAACTCAATGAGATTGAACTAATATGGTCGCTCAAATCGGTTGATCCGAAAAGAACATAAGCGTTTGTGAGAACGATTCTAGCCATTATGCAACCGCCTTAGTGATTGCGCCGGTTACAGGCCAAGAAACACTTGCTGTGGCTAGTTCGCCAACAGCTCCGTTTAATGGAGTCCATTCTGAAATTACCGCGTTACAGGTATATGAAGGATTGAATGCGCTTGTTGTTCCGCCATTTGGCTTGACAACTACTGCTGCAACTGTTCCAAGTAATGGATAAATTGTTTGTTCAACTTCGCCTGTTGCATAATCCTGATGAAATTCAAGAGTGATTGAATTGTCTGCAAGACCTGCCACGCGAGTCTTTGTTGCTGATGATGAAAATGCTGATGTTTCTACGACATCAAATGTCGATGAGAGTGAAATTGAGCTAACTAAATCGCTCAAATCCACTCCACCAACTGAAATGAACGCATTGGTTAAAACGATACGAGCCATTAGTTGGTCGCTCCTTCTGTTGCTGGTTTGATGGATGGTGATACTGCATTGCTTGCCTTGATGTGGTTTGCAGAAATGAGTGCTTGTGCGCTTACTCCTGCATCAACAAGTTCTTTGTCGGTGATTGACTCACCCTTCTTTTTGCCACAGACCTCTCGATCTGAGATGACGGTGTATGCCATTGGTTCTCCTTATCCCCAAATCGTGATTCTGTAACGATAGGAAAGAAATGTGACTCCCTGTGAATCATAAGTACCTGCTTCGGCACCTGTAACTCGCAAGGTGTTGACTGTTCCCCCAAGAGTGCGATCACCTTCAATTGCTGCTTTGATAGAACTTGCGCCTGATCCTGCAAGGTATGCATCAAGTTTGTCTTGTCCAGCACGCTCTGAAAAGCGTTGCACAATCACAAGGACATCAACCTGCGCTTGGTCAAGACCGCGAGCATTGTCAATGTCGAATGTGAAATCTAATTGTCCAACTACCGCACAAGGCGGAACTACTGTGTCAGGAATCAAATCATACGCTCGTAAGCCTGTAATTGTTTGCAATCTTGTTTTCAAACCATCTCGAACTTGACTTGGGTTCATTATTTAGCCAACCCATTATTCTTGCGGAAAGGTCGAAGTAATGCTTCAACATCAGGATCAAGGCGTGAAGTAAGTCTGACAGTTCCAAGTTCAGGTGTTCCTGCAATGCCAAATGGTGATTGTCTGCGAACAAAGATGCGTGAGGATTGAATTAAGCAAGCTGATTGCACCTCATAAGGCACAGCACTCCAACCCCACACACCTGTGATTTTGCAAGCCTGTGGCAAATAGTAAGGCCATACATACCGACCTATTGCCAAGATTCGTGTGAACGGCCAACCTCGGCGTGGGTTGTTGATAGGTTCAACCATGTAATCACTTGTTGCCCACACGGTATCCCAAGTCTGATTGAAGTTGTCATCAGTTGCAATCTGTGTGATTGTGGTGATGTCATCAACATTCATTGTCCAGGGATCAAGGGCGGTGTAATAGCGAGCAACAGGTGCTTGCGTTGTGCCGTCTTTGTAAAAGAATCGCCCTGTGTAGTCATCAATCATTCGACTTACTGCATTGATGGCTGCTTCAAGAGCTGCATCATCTGTTGAATCGCTGATTGTCAATGCTGCCTTCAACTCGGCAAGTGTGGAGTAACCGTTAGTGATCGCCACGCTTTATCCTCTTTTCTGCTTTCGGCAGGATTGCTCGTTCTAATTGTGGCTCCGCAGTTGCCGTTTCTTTCGGCTTTCTGCGAAGAAGTTTCTTTAGTCTTTCCATGCTTCGTGATGACTTTCATCTAACCAAAACGACTTTTGGTGCGGAAGTATTACTGAAGTGTTCACATGGATTGGATAGCCAAGTGATTTGATTCTTCGTGAGAAAAGTAAGTCCTCACCAATCCATTCTCCGTTGACAGGCCCATCCCAAAACCAACACCAATCTTTGCCTTGATTTGGGTCTGCAACCTCGCGCATCTTTTCCAACACGCTTCTGTGAATCATTAAGCAGCCTGTGCCTGCTGCATCTATTTCAAAAACTGAGTTCTTGTCATATTTATACAAGGGCAAGAATCCTTGTGGCGAATCTTGAAAGATTGCAGGAACAGGTTTTGGATAGGTTTTGCCAGGAACACCGAAACCTGCAAAGACTAAACCTGCAACAACAGGGCGTTCTTTGTCGTGGGCGGTGTTGCATAAAGCATCAAATGCTTCAACTGAGAGTTGCTCATCACTATCCAACATCAACAACCAATCAGAATCGGTCATTTCTAAAAATTGTTTCACAACACGATTGCGTTGCTTTGATAACAA